TTCAAACTCAAACTATTAGAAGACGGACCTCATAGTTTGGCACAGGCATGGTTATTAGGAGCAATGTATTCTGATTGGAAAAAGATAAAAGGATATGATAAACTAGATCCAAAGGAGAATGAAGGTCAGAATCAGTCTAGTATGAAAGAGTTCTTTGAAAGGTACAAGGATCAAGGCATATGATTTTTCATTCAATTGACTTTGATTTATCTGATGATGACAAACAATACATAAGGGATACTTACCTTACAGATAGATTCGCTAGAAAAAATCTGAAAGAAGAACCCTTGTATTACACAAGTTATCATCATGCACCTACCTCTCAAAATAGAACTGGCAAACCTATCGAAAAGTTCTTAGATACAAGACTGTTACAAATTTACAGTCCAATAATAAAGAGAGAACTAGAAGAACAACGGTTGTTTGAAGCAGATCAATCAGCGATCTATTCATATCAACACATCTGGGCACAGATATATACAAGGAGTCTGGGTAAAGGTATTGGTGCTCACCATCACTATCCAGATCAATCGAATCTATTCTCATGGATTCACTTTGTTGATGTGCCTAATGAAGATTGTCTTTATTGGGAGTTCAAGGGTGGTAAAAAAGTTTACCCTCAACCTCAACGATCAGGTAAAATTATATTTTTTATTCCTTGGATATGGCATGGAATTGATCCTGTCAAATCTCAGGAAGAAAGAATAGTTGTAGCAGGAAACGTAACTAGAATCAAATGAAAGCAATTCTTTGGTCGAGAGACAATTGTCAGTGGTGTGATAGAGTGAAAGAACTCTTTGCTGCCACTAAAATAGAATACTTAGAATACAAACTGGATAAACACTTCAATCGTTCCCAGTTTTACGAGGAATTTGAGGAAGGTGCTACTTTTCCACAGGTTCAAATTGACAACAAACACATAGGTGGATGCAAAGAGACATTAAAATACCTCCAAGAGAAGAACATGATCTAGGAGAAATAAATAAGGGAGTAGAACTATTAATGCGGAGGAAGACTAGTCATCCTCCAATAGAAAACCTTACTAGGAGAAAAAAAATGGAAGCAGCACTCATAACAATTAGTGTATTCACAGGCATTCTCACTCTTTCTGTAGGAGTAATATTAGGGTATATTCTACGCACCTATATACAGGACAACGAACGTCAAGCATACACATATCATCCAGAGATGTTTGATGAAAACGGACAATTAGTTCCTGACGAAATCATTTCATTCCGAATCGAAGGGGACGAAAAAACTGAACTTGAAGATTAATTATGACAAAACTACCTGACAATCCTTTAGTATCTGAACTTTTCAAAGCAGTTCATGGTAAGAAAGATAAGAAGGGAAAGGCAGACCTTCTAGCACAATACAAACGTGATGATGTCAAAGCATTATTGATATGGAACTTTGACAAACAAATCAGAAGTGCTATTCCAGAAGGTGAAGTACCTTACAAAAAGAATGATGCACCTATCAACTCTGGTGGACACACCCGTCTTATTCATGAGTGGAGAACTCTTTACAATTATGTAAGAGGTGGTAACGATAAAATTTCTCAAATGAAAAGAGAAACCATGTTCATTCAATTACTTGAAGGTTTACATGAGTCCGAAGCAGAATTATTGATGCTAGTAAAAGATAAAAAATTACAATCAAAATACAGAATTACCAGAGCATTGGTAGAGGATGTATTTAAGGATATCGTTTGGAGAGATAAGTAGTGATCAAAGTTCTTCATGAGAAGTGTGATAAAAAATTAGCAGACAATCCCAAACTACCTTACACAGCATATCTCATAGAGTATAAGGAAGGTGAGGAACATTTCTTTGATATTGCTATCGGAGATAAGTCAGTAGATATCTTTGATCATTATTATGATAAGAGTAGTAAGTTTGTAAATATGATTCAAGCAGGAGGTCTAGTCAATCCTAAAAACTGGGTAGATAAAACCCCACAAAAAAAGTAACAACATGTTACAAAGATGTGAGGAAATACTTGCATAAATATACTTGGTATGATATGATACCAATACGTTCATCCAATTATGCATGGTTTATTACTGTTAGCATTACTCATTGCTGATCATGACTCTTACCATTGGGAATTGTCATGTGAAGAATGGAACCAAGCAAGGGTGGAGATACTCACTGATGAGAATCACATCCAAGATGCTAAAGAGTACCTTATTGATTACTTTTATACTAAAGTACCAGATGAAGATTGCAAACCTTGGAACATTGGACGCAAGTAAGCCAACTCGGAACGGATCGTTCATTCTCTATTGAGGACGCAACAGTTTGCTGAAGGAACGGAATCACGGATCCCTCGTCAGAGGTAAAGGTGCAAAGTCCAATTACTTTAGGAGAACCAAATGGCAAAAGTCATTTACAGAGGAGTCGAGTACGACTCAAAAGAGTACAACGCTAAAGTGCTTGCTGAAGCAGCAAAGCGTAATAGACACGAACTTATGTATCGTGGATTAAAAGTTGCCAAATAATTGCAACTAAACACAATATCAAAGGAGTGCTTGACACTCCTTTTTTTATCCAATATAATATATGAATACACTAAAACAAACAGTAAAACTAATCAAGGCAGCACTCAAACATAAACATCTTTACTCTCAAAAAGAAGTATTTTATTTGAAAAATTCATTGAGGGAGGCAAAGAAAAAATTGAGACTACATAAGTCTGTCCATTCATTACATGAAAATGAAAGTTCAATTAATAACAGTAACACCTGATGCTGAAAAGAACATGGCATTTGTTGCCAGAGTGTCAAACCCAAACAATCAAGACAACGAAAACTTTTCAGGACTGTTAAAATATTGTATCAAACATCAGCATTGGTCTGTATTTGAGCAAGCACACATGACACTTGAGATTGAAACTACTCGTGCTATTGCAGCACAAATTCTACGACATCGTAGTTTCACATTTCAAGAGTTTTCTCAAAGATATGCACAGAGCAATGAGTTAGGTGAAATTGATTTACCAGAATTACGTAGACAAGATAATAAAAACCGTCAGAATAGTATAGATGATTTAGATAAAGATGTTGTTGATAAACTGAATCGTCAGATGATTACACTATTCAGTTCAGCACAAGCGTTATACAATCAAATGATAGAGAAAGGAGTTGCCAAAGAGTGTGCAAGAATGGTTCTTCCATTATGCACTCCAACTCGGATATATATGACAGGATCAGTGAGATCTTGGATACATTATATTGACTTACGTTCAGCACATGGCACTCAGAAAGAGCACATGGAGATCGCTGAGTCATGTAAGGATGTATTCAAAGAACAATTCCCTGTTGTATCTGAAGCACTTGAATGGTGAATTTATTTCTAGG